AACTTGTACACCTTTTACAAATAAAGTTTTAGCTGGAACGTTTATAGTTGTTTGACCAGTAACTAAATTACCAATTGATTGTTTTTTATATGCATCAATAGGTACATCTCTTAAAATTCTTAATTCTGAATTTTCAATAATTTGATCTGTGATTGTAGAAGTTAAAACATTACTATCTACTTCAGTGTAATCTTGAATTGCTGTTGTTAAAGTTGTATATGTAAATCCTGCCATTATGGTGTTAATGTTACTGGACCAGCGGTCGCAAACATTCCTCCTGAATTTTCCGTTACAGTTGCGTTGCTTCCACAATTAAAACTATAACTATTTGTATTAATAACTGTTATAACAAATCCTGAAGCATTTTCAAACACTGTATATGCTAATCCTCCTGGACTTCCATCAACATTTCTAAAACAAACTGTACTACCATTACTTCTACCATGACTAGGTTCTGTAACAATTACTGTTGCGGATCCTGAAGTTAAACTAAATGGATCACTAGGTAATAAATTTTCTGTAGCAGGTTCAGTTCTTGCAGGTCTAGCATTCATTAGTCCTTGTGGATCTCCTGTAAATCTAGTCGGTTCTAACTGCGGCTGTTTAGGTTCAAATTCAGATACATGTACAAAAGAACCATTCCATTCTTTAACCATCTCTTGATAAGGAAATGCCATACCTGATCTGTCTGATATTGCTTGTGCGTATTTTCCTCTAGATAGTTTTGCCATATTAAATATTTGGGTAATAAGTTTTTGGTGTTATAAAAGAACTTGAAGAAGAACCATCTTCTTGTAAAGCTCTTTGTAATTCATCTTCATATAATAATTTCATCTGTTGAGTTATTTGTGGATTAAATTTTTGTGATAAATAAAATGCTAATCCAGAAGCCATACAAGGTACAAATCTGTAAGGTACATCAGTTGCATTAGTATAGTCTCCAACATCTTGAATTCTTTTTACGTAATAATAATTAAGATAGTTTCCGGCTTCAGATGTGCCTGGTGTTAAATATAAAGTAATAGTTACTTTATCTATAAATCTTTGTACAAAATATTGAGTTGGTTGACCTGTATCAGACTTATTAGAAAGTGCTTGATAAGTGGATCTATTAATTTTTGTAAGTGGAGTGTCTACGCTAGATGAATTTCTATAAGATGCTTCTAATACATCATCTACACCATATACTGCTGTTGCATCTGAAGTACCATCAGAAGTTGATCTGTACATTGTATATACCGCTTGACCATCAACTAATGTAATTGAATTATTTGCAACTTCCCAATAATGAAGTCCTCTGTTTCCCCATTCTTGAAACATGATATTTAAAGAACGTCTGGCTAATCTTAATTGATTACCAGAAACTCCTTGCATACCAATTCGTTCGTAAGCTTCTTCTATAATTTCATCTATAGAAAAAGTTTTATCGAATGTAGTTGTACCCGAAGTAGTATTAGCCATTTAGCCTCCTACTTGTCTATTAATAACGTCGCCGCTGCAATGTTTGTAATAGTAGAAACTTTCATTCCACCTGGAAAAAGTACACCATCTTCTGGAATGTTAAATGCAAAAACATCTCCTGTTGGACAGTCTCCTTGAAATAAAGTTGTACTATCAGTGTTGTCTTGTAAGATAATAGTTCCTGCACCAACACCATCAGAAGCAAGAATTAATCCTCTTAATCTTGTTCTTCCAGCGAACACTGCACCTGTTCCTGTTACTCTTACTGCTTTTACATCTGATTTCATATTTTAATCTCCATTAAATTTATGTGGGCCCGAAGGCCCACAACAAATTATTTATTAGTTACTCTCTGCGCCAGAGTCAGCTACTGTGTAAGTAAATACACCTGTAACAGTTCCAGTACCTGCAGTTGCTCCTGCTGAAGCAGTAACTTCAGTGATTGCAGTAATACCTGCTGGTACTACTAAAGCACCATCTGCTCCCTTAAGAGTTCCTTTAGTTACTGATGCGATTTCATTAAAGAAACCATCTGGGTCAGCTGATGATCCAATATCACAAGTAGAACCTGCACCTGTTGATGCTGCTACTACTGAAAATGCAATTGGAACTGCTCCGATAGGTAATTTAAAAGTATTACCTGCTGTTGCTGATGTACCAATTCTAACTGCTACGTTTGAACCTGCAGCGTTAAAAGAGATTACTTCAGACATTGTTACAACACTTGGTGTTGAGTTACCTTTTCCAGCACCGCCATTTGATCTAACGACACCTTGAAATGTAGTTGTTGCCATAGTTTTATCCTCCTAATTACATTGATATAGTTTTTAGGCTATCGACTATACTCGTCTATATCAATTTATTTTGTATAGTAGTTATTTTATATAATGAAATTAAAAAAAGTGCAAGAAATCCCTATGGAAAACTCTACTTACAGCGATTTGTCAAGTTTTTATTAACCAGCGAAAAGATGTACTTCGTAATCTTTTTCGTTGACTTGAACTTTCGCTTCCTGTTCTCTAATGATAGATCTAATTACTCTTTTGATCTCATCACCTAGAACAGACATTTCTGGCGTTATTTGTCCTTTGTTTTCAAGAAACAGCTCGTTCCATCTAGATTCGAGTTTCAGTTTCTTCGCGAACAATACCATGTTGTCCTGAGCCATTTGTAACCTCCTCATAGGTTATATAAAAATCACTTCCAGCACCGTGATACTGTAAGTCATTTTGTTCCCATTTTATATCAGATTTTCCTAAGAAGTCAATGATGGGTTTATTTAGCTCATCCGCATTATTTATCTCTTTATAGCTTTCAATTTCAAACTCAGTTTGAAGATATTTTGTAAATATTTTAACTAAGTATTTATTCATGGTTTTTTCTTTCTACAGTGTAAATGAGGCGGGATTGTGTCCCGCCTCAAAATTTCTAATTATTATGCACCTGGTGATGCAAAAATACCTCTATAGTCAGATACACCAAATGAGTATCTTTCTCTAGCTTTGTATCTTACATTACCTGTATCAAAGTCACCTTCCATTGCAGTCTTGATAGACGCTCTGTCAAAGTACTTCATACCATTCGGCACGTCAGTGATAATGTAGAACGCATCTGGATCAGTTAAGAAATTGTTCACTCTGTAACCTTGAGGAACCATTCCCATAGAAACGATTGCGTTGATGTCATTATCAGCTGTTCCCACTCTACCTTGAGATTTCATCAATCTCTCAGCTGTGAACTGAAGTTCAGGTGGAACAATCATCTTAACACCTCTTGCAGCAATTTTTAGACCTCTTTCGTCTGTCATTGCAGCAATATCGATTAAAGATTGCTCTAGTGAAGTTTCGTTCAAGTCAGCTGCTGTAGTTAAAGTGTTCGCTACAGTTCCAGCAATAGTTGGGTGTGATACACTAAATAATGCAACACCGTCACCTGATGTGAAAGTACCGAATCCATTAATTAATGGATTTACAGCTTTTACTTGTTTTGTGTTCGCCATAGATCTAGCTAATGCTTTAGTATATCTACTAGCAAGTCTGTCATACAAGTTGTCCTCGATTGCTTCTTCAGTTATTGAGAAGGCAAGAGCCACAGTTTCGTGTGTATATCTTGCAGTGTAAGTCTCTTGAGCATTGTCAAAAGTTACACCTGATCCTTCTGGTTTAACCTGAGCATTCGCGAAACCTGATAACATAACTTCTTCTTCAAACGCTCTGTCTGAAGATTCGCTAGTGTAGATTTCAGCATGCTGATTCTCATAACGTTTATACTCCAAGCCGAATAGGGCATTCAAACCTGGTTCTAGTTCTTTAACTAGTTGTCCTCTACTTATCGCCATAGTTTTATCTCCTTATTATATTCCGGCTTCTTGTTTCATAAAGTGTTCGTTGATAGTAACGATTACATTCGCATTAGCTGCGCCTAGTTCGTCATTATCAGGATCTTTTGAAACACCGATTATTTTTAATTGAGCAGCAGTATCTGCCATAGTTCCTGAAATTTCTACTTTAGAAATATAATCAGGTGATGACCCTGCAGCGTACACAATGTCAGCACAGTTTCCAATGTTAGTTTGAGCTACTGTACCAGCACTTTGTACTTCAAATCTTTCGTAAGGGTCGTCAGAAACGAATCCTACGATATCAGTTGCAGTGTTAGATGCAGCTAAATGATTTGCCCATGTTGGTTTACTAGTTGAAGCATCAGTATAGAAAACACCATTAAGTGATCCTAATAAAACATTTCCTGCCGCTGCAACCTCAACTTCACCAGTAGCCGCCATGATTACTGGGTCCCATTGATAGATAGCAGCTGAACTTGCAGCAATGCTGTACTCGGATAAACCTTGGTTGTCTCTATTCTGACCAACTTTTCCTATTGCTTTCAATCCGAAAGCGGCGTCTTTATTTGCCATAGTTGTGTCCTCCTTATAGACATTTTAGTTTAGTTTATCCTT